CTGCGGTGAACATCGTTACAGAGACACAGTATGATCATAGACCTGGAGTGATCTGCGAAAAAACATTGTTTGCCATGGCAGCAGGTCAAGTACCTGTGCTGATTGGATATCCGGGTATAGTGGCTGATTGTAAAGACATGGGCTTTGATATGTTTGAAGATGTGGTAGATACTTCCTACGACTTTTTGCCCAACGATCAGCGAGTGGAACAAGCAATATTGAGAAATCAAGATCTTATTCAAGGGCGAATAAATCTTAACCATTTACAAACAAGACTAGCAGAGCAAAGTCAACGTGTGTTGCACTACACCGAAGAATACTATAAAAAAAACTTTGTTCAACGTGTACAGAAATTATTTACTGCAAAGACTTGATCCATTTCTCTACTTCACCGTAGAGATTGATCATCACCGCTTGTTTGCTGTCTAGCACAGTGAGCCGAGTGTGCTTGCGGTTATCAGTGATATAGTAAGGCACTGTTAGATTCTTTTTTAACTTCAACAGCATCCATGGTTGGATTTCTTTGCTGGCAAAATCAAAGTCCCAGGATTCAAGATGTAGTACATCTGTGAGATCTACTAGACCCGACCACGATAGTCGCCAACCGCCGTCTGGCCGACTATCGTGCCACCATTCTATTTGTGTTGCGTCTAGTGAAACAGTTTCTCGTATAGCCTGTGGTAGGCGCTGCCACATTTCACGAGTGAAATCAACCCTTTGCATCAGGGTACACTTGAGCCCCTTGTGTTAACAGCACCACACTGAACTTGTCGGTTTTAAATTGTGTATTGAGTTTTTTTGCTAGGTTTTTAGCATGCCCGGGATTTGAAAAGCTGACCTTTTTGTACTTGGGGCCTGGATACTGTGTAAGCATGTTGGCAGTTTTAAGATTAATAGGTTTAGAGTCATAAAAAACCGCCCACACACCTTCGCTAGCAAGGACCTGCTCAGTCTTATAGTTTTGCTTGTTTACATGCTCTATCAACACCTGCGGTTTTGGTCTACTCATCATTATCTCCTAGTATTATTTATGTCATTAACTAGGGCTTTTAAATGAACCACCAGTGAGTTCAACTTTGATAACACTGTCATCGTTGCTAGACGATGGCTTGCGCATCTGTTCCAGCGTGATCAACAGTTTGGTAATGTCGGCGTGTAGGTCTTTGGCATCGCGCAAGGTCATTTGTAGGTCTCGTTGGCCACGAGCTTCGGCAGCTTTGATAGCATCGACAAATCTATGTATGTGTAGACTCATTTTTTACTCACATACGGTTTGAGATCTGGAGGTGTCCAGCCCACAGGCTTGAGAACCTTGCCATCTTCACGTTTGCGAACCTTGCCAGTTTCCTTGTCGATCTTGGCAAAGTTGGTTTGCATAACTTCTTTCCAGCCACCTTCGCCGTCCATGCCAGCACTGTGAATAGCACCTGCTGTGACAACCATGATGTCTTCGAGTGCATCGAGGATTTCAACTCGATCACCAGCTGCAATGGCTTCTTTGAGTTCTTTGAACTCTTCTTCGATTAGATTGACATACAGATCAAACTGTTCCTGATTCCAAACATCAGTGGTTTGATCGCAGGCTCGCATAAATTTTTCTTGATCACGAAACGGATTTGTCATTGGCTTCTTCTTTGGTATGAAATGGTCCTTGATACTTGTATCTCTCAAGTACAATAAGTTTGGGATTTTGTACAACTCGCCAAGTACGATGCTGTTTGACTGTGTACCATCCGGCGGCGAACCACGATTTACTTTTGGTATCTTTAGTAAACAATGGCAGTCGATGTTTTACATCCCATATAGGGTTGTAAACTCTACAATCGGTATCATATCCGTGAACACTACGGTTGGACTCTTTGGCTGTTTTGGCAGCAGGCTCAAATTCAACATTTTCCTGTGTTCGCAACATAGGAATGGTTTTGTAGCTAACAGTCTTGTTACGGATGGTGATCTGATATCCATCATCCACCGCTTGAATGTTGCCTACTTTTTGGTTATCCTGTTTGAGAATCCAGTATTGTTTGTCCACTACTGGTTTTGCTAAGATCATCTAATACTCCTCTATATGTTTGGTTCAGCCAGCGTCCCACAGCATCTGCATGGTCGCTGAGTTTGGTTAACTCAAATTTCCCACAAAACTTTAAAAAGTGCGCACCTACCATGCCTACATCACGGTGGCTAACTTGTTCACGGATAGCTGCATCAACTATGTCCTTGACCGACTGTGGTTGTGCTGTCAAGTCAATCAAGGTCACGTTGCGTTCATAATCATCTAGCACTCGGTGTTCAACTTCTTCGTGATCGACCCAACGCTGCAACATCATGTTGTTCCAAGCATATCCACGACGACCACGATCTTCAAATGCTTCTGTAATACCCACACGATTCTTTGTGCCTTTGACCGGAGCACCAGGATATGCACTGAACACATTGTCGCCTGTGTCGCCTCGTACACATTTCAAGAACAGTGCCCATTTGTGGTAGTCCACAGGAGCCACAAAGTCAGCATTGGCTTTGCCAACCTTGATCTTCGAATTGCTTTCAACAGTGAATGCCAATTTTTTGCCTTTGCCATCAACTACACCGTCTACAGTAAACAAGTGATCGTTGACCCCATTGTACAATCGCACGTTGGGCGCGACCAATTGTACAAAGTCTGAGTCTGTGCTTACAATAGTGTGTTCATCTTGGGGGTGTAGTGCAATCCAACGAGCAATCACATCATCTGCTTCGGCAGTGGCGCAACGGATAACGCTACAGTTTGTTTTGGTAGACAAGTATTTAGTCAGCTCGTCGTATGTTTCCCAGAACAGTTTGTCTTCTTCTGCTTCAGTTTCTGTCATAGCGCCACGTGCTACAGCACGATTGGCCTTGTAGGGCTTGTAGTAGTCCTTGCGCCAGCTACGACCTTCCAGCGCAAATACCACATGGTCCGCACCTAGATCACGTGCTACTTTGTTGGCACTCATGATGGTTAGATGCAGTGCAAAGCCCAGTTTGGTCCAGGTGTCTGCTGCTCTGTGTGCCTGATGCCGAGCACGAAAAAACATGTTGCTGGTATCAATAAGTAGGTATTTCATGCGGCTCAAGTAGTTGGTTAGTCTTGATATATTGTAACAGATATTCGCCCCAAAAGCAATGAGCATCCTCGCCAAAATGCCAACTTTCGGGATTTACTGTAGCAAATCCTTGATGTCGTAGTACGAAATTGTACGTTTTGGTATGATCGTAGGGCGCTATATAACTTGTACCCCAATCATACTGCTGAGCAATACTTTCGAAATGACTGTTGCCATTGAACATCACGTGCCTGATTCCTTGTGCCTTGAGTTCGTTGTGGAACTGCCAAATGTCTTGGTGTGCTTGTTGGGTGGCCTGATCCCAATCTATTCCAACCACAAACTCTTTGTATTTGGTTGCCAGTTCAGGAGGAACTTCGTCGGCACCACTAGCATTGACTTGCCACCAATCGTTGTTGTAGAACCATTCTTGTCGTTCCCATGTGCTCCATTGAATCACCACAAATACATCATCTAACTTTGGTTGTTGTGCTAACCATGCTCGTGTGGTGCGCATGATGCGGGCATTGCTGCCACCTGCTTGTGCATCCAAATAAAGTATAGCATGCAACCAGTTTGCTAGTTCGCAACCAAAGCTGGCTCGTTCGTTGTCAGGATGAGGTTCTTTGCCTAGGCCCCAAAACATAGCATCATCGCAGGCCCAGGCATGGGGATTCACACACTCTGCTGCGGCTGCATGACTGTCACCGTTGACGTATAAAATCATTCTTGATATACCGGATTAGGGATCTCAAGCTCAAACACATGATATTTTGAGCCCGTGGTTTCTTTGAGAATTTCTAATGTTCGAAGATGCTCAGCTTCTTCCCTGGTGCCGTAAAATCCAGCACCAAACGTAAGACTCGACGAACCAGAACTGCCGTAGACGTAAGTCATGGACAGACCTGTTTGTTTGAGCACAGTATAGACTTTGAATGTCTTAGGGGGTCGAACTGGTTCCATCTTTTAAGGCCTTGAATGTTTCAGCAGCAGCCACACGCTTGCGCAAACTGCTGCTACTAAACGAGTGATCTCGACCATTGAACACAATCTCAATACCTCGTGCGTCACCCTCCCAACGACCTGTAAACTCTTTACCTTCGTATTCTACACCTAAGATGCGTACATCAATTGGCAGAATCAGCAAGAGATCAACAAGATCTTGTTCTGTTTGGTACACAACAACTTCGTCAACATAACGGCATGCCGCAAGCTGTATTTGTCGCTCCACAACAGATTGTACAGGGCGATTTTTAGTTTCAGGTCTATCGATAGTTGGATCTGTTTGGAGTCCAGCAATGAGGTAGTCACAGTGATTCTTGGCTTCCGAGAGCATAGCAATGTGGCCCGCGTGGAGCATGTCAAAGGTCGAGAAAGTGATTCCAACTCTTTTTCCTTGTGTTTTGAGTTCTTTGATGTGATTAAATATCATGTTCTGTTGTCTCTACTAGTTCATCAATGCCATTGCCGACGACGCGATCGTATTTTACATTGCCTACTTGCCAGGATTCGCACCAAAGATGCTGATTGTTGCTGGATTCGCTGGGGATGAGTCTAAGCATGGTCAAAATATGCTCCCGCTCTTCGCCTTCTATTACTCGAGTGTTTTTAAACAAGCCACAGCGTTTTAGAAACACAATAGCTTCTTCTTTGTTTTTAAAACCAAAAGGAGCATTGTCACTCATGATACTTCGCTGCGACCGTTGCCAATGTCTCTGCTTTGCACATAGATACCCGAC